CCAACCGCTATTCCTGTTACCCCGTTACACACATTATAATATCCTTTAGCTGGTAATACGGCGGGATACTTTTTTGTATTATCATAACTATCTTTCCACTCTGTGATGGTATCTTTATCTATATCATTAAATAAGTGGGTGCCAAGTTTAGAAAGCCTACTTTCTGTATAACGCATAGCCGCATAATTACCAGACTCAATTAAAGAACCATAATTTCCTTTTACATCAATAAGTGGATATCGCATAGCAAAAGGCTGTCCGGCTCTCATAATAACTCCTTCACAAGAACTGTCTCCGTGTATATAAAAATCAGCCATTGCCATACCGACAGCATTAGCGGTTTTTTTATATGGTTTATCTGGGGTTAACTTACGAATTAACATAGAGTAAAAGATTTGGCGCGCGGATGGTTTAAGGCCATCACGCACATCAATTAGGGCTCTTGATTGTATAACTGCGGCACTATATTGCGAAAAACTATCTTCAATTATTGGCAATAGTTTACTCATTCATAATCTCCTTTAATCTATCTTCTATAATTTCTTTATATGTAATATAATATAATGGTATATTATTTTTATAGCAGTAATCAAACTTTATTTTATCTCGTCTTTGACAATCTGCCAATGCTTCCGCATTATTCCAACCGCTACCAGTTTCAAAGTGAATGTTTCCTTGATATTCTATAAGACATTTTAATGTATCATCTTCATTAAAAATAGCAAAATCAAATAAATATTTTGTTTTTTGAGTAGACAATAAATCATCGAATCCATACTCCGCTTGATATTTATAGTGATTAGCATTTAACCACATCATTATTGTAGCATTACCGCGTGATTTTAAACATCCACATGATTCCGTGTGGCCGCAACGTAAATATCTATGATTAACTACACATTCGTTACCACAATCACATTTACAGCGCCACATTCTATCTTTATGCCCATTACCACGGTCTAACCACTCTTCAAATCTTATTACAGTTAATTTGCCAAATCTTTGTCCTGTTAAATCACCACCACCACGTTCCATGTTGCGTTGAATAGTTTTTTCTATTTTTAAACATCCACAAGATTTGGTATGTCCACTTCTTAAAAGTTTACCACTTACTATACATTCATTACCACATTTACACCTACATAACCACATAGCACGATTATTTTTACTCGGTGCAGTATCAATAACAGTTAAATATCCATATGTATTTCCTATTTCATTTATCTTTGCTCCCATTTTTAATTCCTCCTTGCCTTCTATATATAAGTAGAAATGGCACTTTTGGACTTTATAAAAATGGTTCCATTTGTTCCATTACTCTCTAATTTTAGAAAAATCAATCTTTTCCATAATAAATTTTCTACGACACTCTACATCCTCACCCATTAGATCATACAATAGATCAATTGCATTTCTATTCCATTCCATTACATCCATTCGCTGATTTTCACTGAACATTGAAGCTCGCGCAGTCTCTGCAGGAAGCTCACCAAGTCCTTTAGCACGGGTGATTTCTCCTTTAACTTTATTTCTTACTTTATTAAACTCATCATCAGTAAAGTAATATGATTCTTTACCTTTGTTATTTACTATATATAATGGTGAGCGCAGCCAACATAATCTTCCTTCTTTGATAAAATCTGGCGCAAGATATTGTAGTGCCGCCATTATTAAAAGACCAATATGTGAGCCATCACTATCGGCATCGGTACAGATGGCAAGTTTTCCATAGCGGAGTTTAGAAGCATTGTATTTGCCTGGAATGATGTTCATCGCTGAAAGTAGAAGTTTAATTTCTTCATTGTTGAAGATTTTTTCCTCTGGGTTGGAAAGACAGTTGATAATCTTTCCACGAATTGCGAGAATACCATATTTAGTATAATCTCTTGCCTGTGCCATACCACCCATAGCAGAGTTACCTTCTACTACAAGAAGTGTTGCATTTGGTCCGAGGAACTCTGCATCTTTGAGTTTATCAGATGCGAATACCTTTTTCTTTTGGTTCTTTTCAATTTCCTTTGAAGCTTCAAGAACTTGCTTGCGCGCTTTCTCTGCGGCACGCTCTGCTTTGAGTTCTTTTGTAAGCAAATCAACAATCTGCTCAAATTCACTTGGGTACCGACGTGCGAAATCATCAAGCATCTGTGTAGTGCACCTCTGCGCAAGTCCACGAAGTTCTGGGTTTGTAATCTTATCTTTTACCTGGCCGTTATATATAGGATTTTTTAAATTAACCGAACATATATATACAAGTCCTGCACGTACAATATCTCCACTACCAATATCTTTAACTTTCTTTTTGAAAAAATTAGTTAAAGCAGTTTTAATACCTGTAATTGGAGTACCACCGTTTTCATTTTCTCCTCCATTGGAAAATAAATAGAACTTCTCTCGGCCTGTTGTCCAATTCAAAATAATTTCAATATCAATATCATCTTCGGTGGTTTGAAAATGAATTGGATGCTTATGAATTCGCTTATTTACTTTTTTATCCGCAAAATCCATAAGACCGTTTTTACTTAAAAAGGTTTTCTTTTCTCTTGTCTCTGCATTGGTAACTATAAATTCAATACCTTTATTAAAATATGAATATTCTTCTATTATGTTACAAATTTCATTAAAATCAAATTTTATTGGCTCGGCGCTAAATACATCTTGGCTTGGTTTATATTCAATATAAGTACCATAAGGACATGCTAATGGCAGTGGTTTTTGTTGACATTTATTCCATTTTGGAATGCCTTTATAGAACTCCATATACCACTCTGCATTATCACGGTAACTTGATATTTTAAACCAATCTGAAGAACAACAAGTTGCTGCACTACCGGTACCATTAAGCCCTCGTGATTTACCTCCATATGCATTATCATCAAATTTCGCGCCCGAATGATTTTCAGTAAGAAGATTTATCATAACTTCTTCACTAAAATCATTTGGACCATGTGGCATGCCACGTCCATAGTCACGACAGCTTGCCCAATCTATTCCTATAGTTATTTCTATTTTTGTTGCTCTATCACAAACAAGTGCTTCATCGGTTGCATTATTAACTAATTCAAGAAGCCCCGCAATTACGCCGGTATGGTCTGCAGAGCCTAAATAAATGCCAACCCTTTTTTGAACCCCCTCTCTGAAGGTTAGTTGTTCTACTGAATTAGCATCATAATTCATTTTATTCTCCGTAATATTCTATATATTTTTCAATACCAGGATAGTGTGCATCAATACACACTCTATCAATATAATTTGTAAATTGGTCAAAACCATTGAGCTGTTCAATAATTTCAACTGTCGCATCTTGCGGCATTGTGAAAGTGTAAGTTTGTCCTTTATAGTTTTCAACTGTTATAACTATATCGTCCATCAATTAACTCCTTCTATATTTGTTCTAACATTAATTGGTGCTATATCTTGTGGATTTACATTTGGTGGTACATATTTGTGCGCTGGTCGCCATCGCCATGCATTATTAGACCATGTTAAAAAATAAGTTTGGTGAAGCACATCGTGATAATCAACCGCGAGTATTGTCTCAACTTCACCCGTGTCTATGTTTTTAGCCTTAAACATCAATAAACTCCTTTCTTATTCTATTATAATTATATCATATTTCAACGAAAAAAGCAAATTTAGAGATTGAATGGTTTTGTTTGTGACTTACATAAGAAAGAATAGCTATTTTTTTATTAGGAGGTATATACCAAATGAGATTTAGAGAAATTTATGATTATGTTACTAAAACACCTGGTAACACTAATCCTGCAATTTTAAAACAGATGTTACTTGATTATGTAGCTACTGCAAATAATTCCCTTGCGGCCTATACAGTAGATGCTAATATTGCTGATAATGTAGATTTACTTGGAAAGAAAGCAAGCGATTTACAGAAGAATGTATTTGTAGATGATTATAAAGTGTTTGGAACACTTAAGCACGTAACTGGTTATACTGGATTCTCTGGTAGTGAGGCTGAGCAAGAGGGTTATTATCTCGCGCTTCATTTTGCTCTTGAGGGTGCAGATTCTATTAAGGTTAATGATGTTACGCTTGATAGTGATGGACTTCATATTATTAGGTTTATTAATCCGGTTGAAAAAACAGATAGAAAATTAAAAATTGAAATAGTTGATGGAACAGATTCAATTATTGATTATCTTGACATAAGTGGACTTAAGTTTGAATAGAGGTGTAATAATGGAAAAATATATTGTATTAGAGCTTCAGAAAAACGGAGATACAATGGGTAACATTATAACATCTCACGATACATTACAAGATGCTCAATTTAAATTTCATACCGTTGCTGCAGCAGCATCAGTTTCACAGGTTGAAAAACATTCTGTAGCTTTATTAAATGAAGATGGCTTCCCTGTTGAAAGGGTGGTATTTGAGCACAGATAGGAGAATAAAAAATGGACGATAATGAAAAGACAATGGTTCTTAACATTGAAAAGATGGAAGAAGATGGCGTTGAGGCTAAACTTATCTTCCTTGCAAAGATGGCTGCGGCTTCGCAGTTTGAAAAGATTGCTATGGGATTGAGAAATCCACAGATTTTTTCACAATTTCTTGCGCTTGATGAAGATGCAGTTGTTTGGGACTATGCTTATGCAGCAGGTTTAATTAGCAAAGCAGATGCAGACCTTATTAAGAGTTATATTGAGGAAGAGGAAGACGAAGAAGAGCCACAAGATGGACAAGAATAGGAGTAGACCATGACTAAACAAGATATTATTGATTATGTATTAGATAGTCCGCACAATACAAATAAAGCGGTTTTAAGTTCAATACTTAATCAGTTTGAAGAAGCAGTTGCTACTGCTGCAACTACCGAAGCAGATGCAGATGACCCAGTTGCAGAAGCAATTACTATAACTGAAAATGGGACTACTAATGCACCAGAAGGTACAGTATATAATAAAGTTACTGTCAATGTACCGGCGCCCGTAAGTAATTTCAGCACTGCAGAAGTTACAGTAATTTGTAACTCTGGTGGTTATGGTTTTTATGGACCAATTATTACTGAAGATCACGAAGATATAAACGATGCGGCCCTTTATGCAAAAGAAGTAATAACTGAAGATACTAGTCCAAAGGTTATTAATGTTGCATTATATAAAGGTAAGGCAGTATTAGTTTTTGATTCTGCTGGTATTGCTTGTGAAGGAAATGCTACATCTGGTGGAAATTTATTAGATGATGTATATGCAGTTGTAACT